GCAAAAGAAAACACGCATGCTATGGGCGGTCAAAGAACCGCCAAGGGTGCCCACCCCTCCTCCCAAAGGGGAGGTAGATGGACCCGTGTATCTGTGCTTCTTCTGTAAATTGCACGGGGCTCCTACGGTAAATGAGGAGTTATTAATACCATCCGTTCTTGCTTCACGAAACCAAGACGGCTCTCTTGAGCCATTGCCTTGTGAATGCAAAACGGATTTAGATAATTTGAAATTATGCCTACTTTCCGTACTAAAGGCGTACCGCTATTTTGGTTTTAACGGCACTGATAAAGAAAAATTCTTTGTACGGACCATTGATTTCTATACCGGTCTTATGTCACAAATGTCCTCTAAAGGACCAGACCCCTGGATGGCTGTTATGAAGTATCGAATTGCTTCTTTCTTCTCATCCCATGTCTGTCTTGACCTGCCGGTGTGCCCCTTTGCAGAGAGGGGTCGAGAATATGCACTTTTAATTGGAACTAAGCCTGAAGGTTTCGTCAAAAGACTGAAATATACATCTTCAAAGACTTTGTTCGTCAATCGGTTTGACTCGTTCTTGGATACTATCTTGAACGGGGTGAAGCGTACCTCACCACGCCCTTCCGATTTCTCTGTGCGACTTGGAGTCGCTAAGACTGTCAAAAAGGTTTTTTTTCGTTCTACAGAACCGATAGTCTATAGAGTTCCTAACATACCTGAACAACCCTCTCAATTTTTCAATTTTATTGATCATGAGGGTGAACGCAAAGCCAAATTTATCCCCAAAGGGAAAGGGGGCGTTGATCGTAATACGGTATGTGATGAAATAAAACGTAGAGTTCAGGAGCTCTTTCAGAGTAAGAAGTTTTCCCTCAAAGATGCGGCTTTAGCCGTATTCCCTTCTACTAGTGCAAATTATATTAAGTCTCGAAACGATGGAGGTAGTGTAGTGACGCTCCTTGAAGATGAGCGTCTGTCTGAGGTTTTTAAAAAGTTAAGTCCTAAAACCTCTTCGGCCTTCGATAACTACAAAAAATTGCTTAATTTTAAAGTTGAAGAGCCTCGAGTCCTATCGAATGAGGATATTGCTTATAATAAATTTTTCCTCCGTAAGAGTTATACCATTTTGCGTTCTGATAAGAAAGATCGTTACGTCTGTGACGTTAAGTTTTCAGAACCTGTGGTTACTAAACCAATCCCTTACGTTAATCTTGAGATTGAGCGCGTGCGTCTAGCCTATTATGAACTTTTTAAGGCTGTTTATGACGCTGTTAATGAAGAAAGTACCGACGTGTCTCCTGTGGGTTTGCAAGAAAGTTTCAAGGTTCGGGTCATAACGAAATGCCCAGCCTTACTTATGTTTTTAATGAAGCCCTTACAGGTTTATATGCATTCACACATGCGCACCTTCAGAGTTTTTCGCCTCTTGGGCGAGGAGATTAACCTCTCTTTAATTAATGAGGTCTTCTCGTCCTTTGTAGGACAAAAATTTAACTCAGGTGATTACCAAGACGCTACAAATTGTTTAGAAAGTTTCTTCTCAAACTTTACAGCTGACTGTGTTGCCGAACAACTCGGTTTTAAAGGTACGAAGTACCACGAGTTCTATCGACGTAGTTTAACTGGTTTTAGTTTAGAAGATAGTAGCGAATTTGGCGACTGTTTCCCAAAAGGTAAAGTCATACAGAACAATGGACAATTAATGGGCTCTGTGAGCTCTTTTCCAGTGTTGTGTTTGATAAATCTTGCGATTTGTTCAGTGGCCATTGAAAGAGGATTTGGAAAGAAATATAATTTAGAATCTATTCCTCTCTTGGTTAATGGAGATGATTGTGTTTTTCCCGCGAACCTCAATGTTTTCCAAATTTGGAGGTCTCTGGGTGATATTGTCGGTCTCGTTCTTTCGGTGGGTAAGTGTTATTTAACACAAAATTTTCTTCAGATGAATTCCCGCCGTTTTAAGGTTGTTCCTCGTCACTATGGTTATATAACCAAAAATCAATTCACTAAAGAATGTGACTATGAGGTCCTATACTTTGATAGAGTCCCTTATATTAATTTAGGGCTCTTTGATGGTGTCTCTCGTAGTGGCACTGGTGCCTATGAGGATCGACATCCTATTTTAAAAATTCAAAGTTTAGGCTCCCGTCTAGAGGATCTCCTGTCTTATAGTCCAAGATATCTTGAAGATTTACTTTATAAAGAGTTTATTGGACATAACAAAAAGCTAATCGATCAGAGTGGACTTCCGATGCATGTCCCTACGACTTATGGTGGTTTGGGCCTAAGAGGCCAAGTCACACCTCGTCAAGGGAAACATATCGAGTCCTTTAAAAGAAGTGGTTTTACAAAACCACTAAAGTTTGATCCCGATTGGTTAATGTTTAGACGTATGAACGAATTTTTTGATTCTATTCCTATCAGTCATAAGCGTATGCCTCTCTCCGAAGATGAGGAAGTTACGGCACCTTTTATGAAAATGACTTTATTTGATTCTGATGGGTTAGGAGCTTTATTTATTGATATGCGCGCCCGAGACAGAGCATTGCTTCGAATTAATAAGTTTCAGAAGACTGTTACTGAATGTGCTCGTCTTTGGAAAAAATTGGACTCGGCTGAATTTAAAGGCGAAGTTAAGCCTGATTTAGTGCCGAATATATCGTCCGTTGGCCCTGATTTTAATGATCTTTTTTGGGCAAATGTAGGCGAAGAGATACAATACTACACACTTTAAGTAGTCATGTGGTCCTGTTGCGTTAACTGGTCTATCCAGACGTCAGTAGAACAACAACAAGCACACGCGGAAATATGCGATTTAATTCACAAAGTGAGTGGGTAGCCTGGGTAAGGCTATCGGTTTGGACTCTTTATCCTAACCAAACACTTATGATGTGGCAGTATCGTTGACCCGTTTGTTTGGCTAAGCAACTCCCTATAAGGAGAAGCAAAGCTGTTGATCCGTGTATTGTTGCACGTGGTTTGCTGACGTGCCGTTAAGAGTTTAACGCGATGGGGGGTAGGATCTAATACCTAATTGGGGATTATCCCGCA